ATTAGATGAGAATTATCACATGCAGAAATCAGAAGCATTTTATGTAGAAGACAATGGCGTAAAAGATACATTCGCTGTCATTACGAAACACGGAGCACAAGTTATTTTGACAGGTAATCACCCTGTTCTTACAGTAGATGGCTGGAAAGAAGTAGATGCTCTTAAGATTGGAGAGTCGATTGCGACTCCTAAAGCATTGCCTTACTTCGGCAAGGATACATTACCAGCTCACACAATTAAGTTAATTGGCTTTATCTTAGGCGCAGGACAGTTCAATAAGTACAATGTAACACTACAATTACGATATCCAGAGATGGAAGATGAGTTCCGTAAAGCTTGTTTAGCTCATGGGATTGGGATTAAAGCAAAAGAGAAGACTCGTAAGCGTACATTCGAATTAACAGGACTCGAATCGTTTCCTTATTATAAGGAGTTAAAAGAACGTAAGATTCCGCAAGACGTATTTAAACTAGAACGTGAGGACTTTGCTTTATTCTTAGCTTCATTATACGGCGCAGGCGGTTGGTTCTTTGCTAGTCGTATTGGCGAAATCGGTTTTGCAACTCGTGACAAGTCCTTTGCACTTGACGTAAAGCACTTACTATTACGTTTCGGTATTCAAACAAATCTATTAGAAAAGCAATTAGAAGGTAGTCCATACTTCCATTTAATGATTTATCACAAGACTAGTTTATTACTATTCTTAGAACATATTGCGAAGTATATGCCTGAACGTAAAGAGAGTATCCAGAAAGTACATAGCAAAGCAATGGAAATGAATAGCACAGGCGCAATCATTCCAAAAGAAGTCTGGCCTCACATCGAGAAAGAGCGTAAATCTAAAGGTTTAAAGAAGACCGAAGTAGCTGGCGGCAATAATCGTCGTTTACGTACAAGTAAGGGCGTAACAGTAGGCAATGCTCGTATTTACGCAGAGAACTTACAGAGTGACTTCTTATATGACCTAGCAAACTCAGATGTTATCTGGGAAGAAGTTATTGATATCAAACCTATCGGGAAACGACAAACATATGATGTATTCGTTCCTGAGACACATAATTTAGTAGTAGAAGATATTTTCGTACATAATACATGGACAATGTGTGCGCACATGTTATGGGTAGCGTTTACTTGTAATGGTGGTACAGAGACTCGTAAGGGCGCAACGTGCATTGTAGCCACGCCTTATGATAACCAAGCACGTCTTATCTTTGACCAATTAAAAACGTTCATTGATAACAATCCAGTCCTAAAAGAATCTATTAAGTCTATGACTAAGAATCCATATGTAGTAGAGTTCAAGAACAAATCTATTATTCGTTTATTCACGGCTGGTACACGTTCTGGTTCTGAGGGTGGTTCATTACGTGGACAGAAAGCATCTTGGCTATATATGGATGAGGTCGATTACATGACTGATAAAGACTTCGAGGCAATCTATGCGATTACGTTCGAGGCACCAAACCGTATCGGTGTAATGGTTGCATCTACACCTACAGGACGTCGTGGTATGTTCTATAAGCTATGTACGGACATGCAGCTAAACCAACGAGTAAGACGGTATAAGAATAACTTCTATGACTTACGGACGTATGACCGAAAAACATCAGAAGGCTGGCAAGAGTTCTATTATCCAACCATGGTCAACCCAGAGTGGGATGAGAAGATGGAACGAGAACTTAGAAAGCAGTTCTCTGAGGTTGCTTACGAACACGAGGTACTAGCAGAGTTCGGTACTGAAATGGTCGGGGTATTTAACAAAGATTATATTGACGAAGCGGCTTCTAATGGTTACTCTCTGATTGAGCAACGTTTACATGGTGGCCCAATCTCTATCGGGATTGACTGGGATAAGTTCGGTAACGCCACTCAAATCGTTGTTACACAGTGGAATCCACGTGATATTCGTAGACCTCGTCCAGAGTTTGGAGAGGCACCGGGAGCAGGACGATTCCAAGTTATTAATCGTATTGAAATACCTAAGGGTGAATTTACATACGATATAGCTGTTAAAAAAATTATAGAGCTAGATAGAATCTACAAACCATTTGCGATTTATCCTGACCGTGGAGCTGGGGAGTATCAGATTGAGACTCTTCGTAAAGCACTAGGAGATAAAGTAAAAGGTGTTCACTTTGGCGGAAGCCAAATGGTAAGAGACCCGTTCTCTCGTACGTTTGATAAGAAACCAATCAAGCCGTTCATGGTTAACCAAACAGTATTAATGCTAGAACGTGGACAGTTACGTATTCCAAATCGTGATGTAGATGAAGTCATTGCTCGCCAAATGACTAACTACCAAGTGGAACGTATTTCTCCCAAGACAGGCGAGCCGACTTACTCTAACGTTGACGAACATGCTTTAGATGGATTGATGTTATCTCTATTAGCTTTCATTAACGAAATGCCAGAGATTGCACAAACCATTGATGTTGTACCAGCAGCTACTAACTTTGGGCACGCAGCACTTAAGTTCGTAGACCCACTAATGGCTATCTTCCAGCAACAAGCAAGAGGGCTGGATAACAAGAAAGAACAAGAGTGGGATGAGCCATCGGCACCACCACCTAGACGAGCAAAACGTTCGGAAGGTACATTTACTTGGGGAAATAGGGGAAGCTCAAGAGCTAGCAAACCAATGCGACGTTCTTGGTAAAGTTGGGTAATAGGACGTAAGTCCTTTACTATAAATCCCTCCCTCTCCCTTTTTGATAGACAGGAAGTTCTTCC